GCGGCCAGCGCGGCGCCGGCGATGACCGGCAGGGCGGCCGGGGAGAAGCTCGAGAGGATCCCCGCGACCGCGTCGCCGCCGACCGCCACGGCGCCGAGACCAGCTGAGACGCCAGACAGCGCCGGGATGGTCGACAGGAACGAGGCGCCCGCGGAGGTGGCATCGAGGCCTGCGCCCTTGAAGGCCCGGCCGGCGCCCTTGACGATCCTGCCGGTGCGGGTCAGCGCCCTACCGGCGTCGTCTGCGTGAACGGACGATGACCGCAGGCCAGCCGTCGCAGAGGTGGCACTTGCCCCTACCTCGTTGAAGGCCCCCTTGAGGTCGCCGGCGTCGCCGACGAAGCGGACCCTTAGCTCACGGGTTGACAAGCTTCTCCATCTCGCGCTCTAGCGCTGCTTTCTGCTCGCGCAGGTGCTGGCGCATCTCGATCAGTTCGTCGGGCTGCAGTCTCTCCACCTCCCACGGCTTGATGCCGAAGGTCAGGCCGAGCTCGACGCTCCAGAGCGAGCGAGGCTCGACTTGGAGCGCTTGGTAGGGCGGTTGCGCTTGTCCGCCTTGCCGGCCGCATCGCGCTTCTCCTGCTCGGCGGCGAGTTCCTCGTTGAGCGCCAGCAGGACCGGCAGGACGGCGACGTGGTCAAGCGCGGCCGTCTTGGGATCGACGGACGGCTGCACCTGCCGGATCGACGCCACGAACAGGGCACGCCATGCCCCCGGCTCCATGTCGCCCATCCCCTGTTCGAGCTCCACCTGGCCGGGGATGTCGAAGTGGTCCCGCATGAACTGCAGGTCGCCGAGGGTGATCTCCCTCGGCGGGATGACCCTGATCTCCTTGCCCTCGTACTCAAACGATGCCATCAGGCACCCCCCCATTTCGCTGCGATTTCGTCTAGCACCTGCTCCAGTTTGTCTGCCGCCTCCTCGGCCGCGGCGGCGAAGGCCGGCGCGAGGAAGGGCTGCTGGCGCTCGATCCTGATCGGATACGGGTAGCCGTCACGAGGGTTGCGGGCATCGACGACCACATCGGCCGCTGTCGCTGCCGCCTCGCCCCTGATCGACCCGCGCAGGCGCCCAGAGCGCACCGGCGCCGTCGCGCGGGCCCTGTCTGCGACCACCTCGGCCGCAGCGAGCAGGGCCGCGCGGATGTCTTCGTCCAGTCCCGATTCGGCTCGGGCGACCGCCGCCTGGAGTTCTGCCAGGCCCTCGATCGTGATCGTGATCGCCAACTAGGCCTGCGTGTCAGTCGTGCGGTAGACCATCGTGTAGGGACTGAGCGTCCCGCTCGCCAGCGCCTTGAAGGGCATGGTGAGCTGGAGGATGTCGGGCCCGCCGACCGTGGGCGTCTCGCCGTCGTAGCGCACGGCGCTCATGCCGATGCTCAGTTGGTAGACGAAGGACCCCTCGATGGTCGTCCCCTGCCAGGTGCCGGCCAGGGAGGCCTCGGTGCCGTTGACGTAGCGGTTGTATTGGGTCAGCGACTCGAACTCGGTCGTGAAGCTGCCCGTCACCTCGGCGATGGCGGCCTCGATCGGCTCCTTCATCAGCGAGCCGCCCGTGGACCGCTGGAAGTAGCGGTCGGTGAACAATCCCTGGTTGTGGTTGACGCTGAACGACTTGACGTCGAGGGCCGCGCCAGCGATCGAGAAGGTGCCGCCGACCCATGAGAGCGGCAACTGGGTCGCCGGGTAGCTGGCCGTGGCGAGGCTCTGGGTGGTGACCTCGGCCATGCCCACGAAGGACGGCTCGAGCATCAGGTGGCCGTCGACCTCGCTGCTGAGGCTGGCCTCGGTGACCTTGCAGCCGAGGTAGCTGTACGGGTTCACCGTACCGGCGACGTCGGGCTTCCCGATCTGCACCGTCAGGGCTCGCCCGTAGGCCGTCCCGGCGGTGATCGTGATGTCGCGCGTGTTGGTGCCGCCCGAGGGCGTGGACATGGACCAGGTGCCGCCGCCGAAGCAGTGGGCCAGCAGCAGCCCGAAGCCGCGGTCCTGAACCTCGAAGGTCACCGGCCCGGCGATCTGGTGCTTGCCGGGGATCCAGCGGCCGGCGCGCTGAAACCGCTGCCCGGACCGGAGCGCCTGGCTCTCGATCCGGTCGATCGTCAGCTGCAGCCCCTCGGTGTTGAACTCGAGGAACCGCGTTGGGGTGGCGTAGGTGCCGACGGTGCTCTCGGCCACCATGCCGAACTGCGAGTAGAGGCCTGAGCGACTCATCAGTCACCGCCCTTCTTCCGGGGAGACTCGCTCTCCCAGTTGTCTGTCGCGGTCAGTTCCTTGGCGATGGCGTCGGGAAGATCGACCGGCTCGCCATGCGCGGCCGTGACGAACTGGCCGGGGCTGACCTGGACGTCTACGCCATCGATGTGCGGCCCGACGTACTTCACGATTGCCATCTGGTGATCCTCCTCAGAGTTGGTTCTGGCAGGCGACGGTGATCGTCACCAGGGATTCCCGCTGCTCGCGGCTGACCCGCTCCTCGAGCTCGACGCCGACGACGCCAGCGAAGATGACGGTCTGGTCGAAGTAGTTGCCGGTGACCTCGGCCCAATCGCGCAGGCTGTCGCCGATCACGTCGGCGATCTCAAAGGCGCGCTCGGTGAGGGTCTGCTGGTCGTTGCGGTCGGTCCTCACGCAGGACACGAGGATCTCCTGATTCCAGCGCTCGTCGCGCCTCCGCGTGCCCATGGCGATGTTCGACTGCTCGGCCCGAGCGTCGGCCACCCAGACCCAGTCCTTGTCGGCCGCCCGCGGGTAGGGCAGGCCGTAGGTGATCTGGACGCCATCGAGGTCCGTATCGGCCTGCAGGCGGGCCAGCAGCGCCGCCTTGAATCCGGGGATGGTCGAGATGGCCACTAGGGCGTCCCCAGGCGGGCCCAGGGCGACAGCAGCGAGTGCGCCGCGGCCGGGATGGCGTAGTTGACGAATAGGTCGGGGCGGATCTCCCGACCCTCCTCGAGGCCGAATGGGAGCTCGGCCATCGACTTGCGAAGCCAGCCCGCCACGGTCAGGACGGCCCCGCGGCGCACGACCGGGTCGATCGCACCGCCGGTGAAGCAGCCCCAGTCCCCGGCCACCTGGATGCGCGCCTGGCCGAACTCGGTGGCGAGGGTCGAGTTCAGCACGAGGCGACCTGAGAGGCGGATCTGGAGGTAGGTGCCGCCCAGGCGGGCGCCGCCCTCTGGCCAGAGCATGTAGTCGGAGTTGCCGACCAGCGCCGAGCCGCCTTCTTCGGGGTGCAGGATGACCGTGCCCGAGCGCAGGTCGTAGGGCGCCATGTCCACGATGCCCGGGTAGCGCCCGACGCTGAAGGTGCGGGTGCCACCGGTCGGGCCGAGGAACTCGCGCTGGTAGCGCTGGCTGATGGCGCTCGAGGCGGCGACGATGTAGCCCTGGATGAGGTCGTCGTCCACGTCGCTGTCGGTCTCGATCACGTCCTTGACCTCCTGCACGGTGCAGAGCGAGTAATCGCCAAGCAGCGACACCTCGACCGTGAAGGTTCCCTCGTCCACGCCGGCGGCCGTGCCGGTGCCCTCCCACTTCCAGGCATAGATCCCGGCAAGGGTGACGACGAGGTCGAGGTGGAAGACGCCCGCGCTGTCGCGGACGATGTCGCCAGGGTTGTAGTCCTCGGTGACGCTCGTGCCATCTGGCGAGCGGATCACCAGCGAGACGTCGGTCGGGTCGGTTGGGACGCCGCCGACGGTGAACGTTGTGGAGAGCCGAACGGTGTCACCAATCTCGTGCGGCATCAGGCCTCCCCCGCCGAGCCGACGACAATGGCGATGTCGTCAGCCGATCCGACGGCGTCGAAGTGGGCGCTTGGACCGCCAGCGACCGACGCTCCATCGATCGCGGCGGCGTTTACGGTGACGGCTTCGCCCACGCGGCCACGCACGACCGCGATCCCCGGTGCCTGGGTGAGGAACGAGAGCGCCGCGTCGAGTTCGACCGCGACGCCGACGCCCTTGGTCTTAGCCCCCGTGAGGCCGAGGGCGGCGGCCGTCTCTGCGGCGATCCCGATCGTTCTGGTCTTGGCCCGCGCGAGCGTGAGCGGGGCATCGGTCTCCGATGCGATCCCGATGGCCAGCTGCTTGACCCGCTGGAAGGCCTGCGCCTCCGACGCCTCAACCGCCTGGCCGATGGTGAGGGTCTTGAGGGATATCGCCCTGCGCGTTGACCCCGAGCGCGGTGTCGGATTCCTCAGCGATGCCGAGCACCTTGGTCTTGGCCGCGGTGAGCGGCAGCGCAACCTCAGAATCTGAGGCCTGGCCGATGTCCTTGGTCTTGGCCGCTGTGAGGCCGAGGGCAGCGTCGGTTTCACTCGCCTGCTCGAGCGGTTCCTCGATGGGGGCGAGGAACGACGGAGCCGTGTCGGTTTCGCTGGCGATCCCGAGGTTGCGCGTCTTGGCCTTGCCAAGCGGCAGGGCCGTCTCGGTGTCGGCCGGCTGGCCGATCTCCTTGGCTTTGGACGCCGGGATCGCCAGGGCCGTGTCCGACTCGCTCGCCTGCCCCAGCGCCTTGGTCTTGGCAGAGGTGAAGGCGAGAGCCGTATCCGTCTCGGCGTTCGGCCCGATCGTGTGCGACTTCTGGACGACCAGCGCCAGGGCGGTGTCCGTCTCCGCGCTCGCCTGCCCCAGCGCCTTGGTCTTGGCCTTGCCGAGCGGCTGCGACAGATCCGTCTCGGCGTTGATGCCGAGCGCCTTCTCCTTGGCCTTGCCCATCGCCTGGGCGGCGTCGGTCTCGGATGCCTGATTGAGAGGCTCCTCGATGCCACCCGCGGCCTCGCTGACCCGCAGGCGGCACATGACGATCGGGCCGCGGACGTTGGTCGTCGTGCCGCCGGCGGTGGCCGAGAAGGTTGCCACCCCCGAGGAGAGCGCCGCGATCGGGGCCCAGCGTGCGATCACGCCGCCGATGTCCTGGCCCTCGGTCGAGGACGGCTCGGTGCGGGTGCTGACGCTGACCGGCTGCCCGGTGTTGAGGCCCGTGCCCGAGAGAGTGAGGTCGGTGTACTTGCGAACGTTGCTCGGCAGGTTGACGTCGGTGGGCGTGCAGCCTGCGAACATCACGATGTCGTCGACCGCCAGGCCCGGGTCGGCGCCCATGGCTGCCGTGAACGGCGTGCCCGTCGTGGAGTCGATGCCCGACTCACCGGCCAGCGCCCATACCGAATCAGCCCCGAACGGCGAACGGAAGGCGAACATCTGCGCCCAGCAGCAGTTGGGCGAACTGCCGGGGGTGACGGTCAGCTGGCCGCTCGGCGGGCTGCTTCCGACGCCCGAGGCGTCACCGTCGGGGTCGTAGTAGTACCAGCACAGACGCGTTGGGCCGGTGTCCGTACCGGTGGTTCCGCCCCCGCCCGCGTCCTCGCCGTCGGTGACCTTGACCCAGTCGGTGATGGTCGGCGCGGTGGCTGTGTCGGGCTTGATCCCGAGCGCCATGACGATCAGG